CGTTCGTGCCATCTGAGTAGTACGACAGGAAGTAGACACCCGCTGTGCTGATCGTGGTTAGGTCTGCACTGGCAATGTATGTGGTAGAAGCGGCAGAGATAACAACACCTGCTGAGTTGTCTAGCCAGATGTTGCCAGACTGTCCTGCTGTGATGTTCGTGAACGTCAGTGCGGCAGTGCCTGTTGGTGTGCATTTGAAGAAGTTGGTAGCGTTCATGTCGAACGACAGATCGTTGTCTGTGGTGACTGTGCCACGCATAGGAGCAGTGATTGTATCTGCTGTGTCTGCCCGGAGGATGTCAGCATCTACAGGCTCGTATGTACCAAAGTCACTGATTTGGCTTTCAGTGATAGACAGGGCCGCTTGATGCTGTGTAACAGAAGACTGAGTAATGTTTGCATCAGGAACATTGGCCCATGTAACAGCCGCTGTGAGATCATTGGTTTCTGTAGTGAGGTAACTCTGCAGGTCACTGATCTGAGACTCTGTAATTGACAGTGCCGCTTGATGCGCTGTAACATCTCCCTGCGTGACTGTGTAGCCTGTGATGTACCCAGAGTCATTAGTCAGTGTAGAGATGTTATCACCAGAGGATAAAGACGCATTAATTTCTGCGGCTGTTTTAGTAATACCTAAATTACTAATGGCTGTTGCAGTATTTGTTAACTCTGATAAATTGTTAGTGGCAACTAAAGCTCCTGCAAGGGATGCGTAGGCTGTAAACCACTCCGTACCGTCATAAACCCGCATTACATTATCAGTCGAGTTAAAGTACAACGCCCCTGTTAAAAGCGCATCACCGTCATTATCCAATGTAGGATCAGAAGTTTTAACTCCTAGATACCGGTCATCAAAATTATCATAGACATCTTGTACATCTGAGACCGCTTGAGTTAGATTAGATTCTGCAGACTCTGCGGCTGATTGAGCCGCTTCTGCGGCAGTTTGTGCAGTCTCTGCATTTGTGGCCGCTGTTTCAGCCGCTGTCTTTGCTGTATTAACAGCAGTAAGATCACCGTAGAGAGCTTCTGCCGCAGTTTTAGATGCCTCTGCCGCTGTTGCAGACGTTGATGCCGCTGTGGCTGATGCCGCCGCTTCAGTGGCTTTTTCAGTTACGGTATCAATCGTTGTTTGATCGGCTGTAGCGGATGCGCTACCAGTTCCACGAAAGATCGCCATTAGTCTCTCCAGTATTTAGAATAAGGCAGGGGAGCCTGAATAGACTCCCCCGGTAGTTGCTTTAGGCGTTGAAGATCAATGCCAAAGCTGACTCAGGACGTAAAACCTTTACGCCGTACAGAGTGTCTGCAGTGAACAAGTCACCAAGATACTCTTGCTTGTATTGAGTCTGTGAGCGTACTCCCATCTGCTCAGCAAATACCATAGCGTCTTTATGACCTAAGATACCTGCTTTCAAGTCACCGCCTGCGGCATTGTTTGCGGCAGTTTCGATGACTGGGCAGTTGGTTGATACGTAGATGTCGATACCGTAAAGGCTACCAACATTTCCGTTTACAACAGTTTGTCCAGATACGAAATCTGAAGAAACATAACGCTGAATGCCACGGATAGTCTGAATGACCGATGGAGGTACAACGAGGAATCGTTGATCCATTGGTGTGTCAGCATCATCCAACTCTTTGACAGCTTGACGGAAAGCATCGTCAGAGAAGATATCAGCCGCCGCAACAGTGTCAACAGCATACGCTGTTAAGTCTGTAGAGGCATCCATGTAGAATGAGTTGCTGTGAACCCAGTCTGCACCATCAGAGTCACCAAGTGACTTACCGAGAGCAAAGAGGTCAGTATCGACCTGCTTAGCAAGTGCATAGCCAGCGTCTGAAGTATAGAACTGACGAAGTGAAGCAAGTGCTTGCACGTCAGTGATGTCTTCGATCAAACGAGAATACTCGTAGTGCTGATCGATAGAGACTTGTACTTCTGACTCAGTTGCCGCAATCAGTGTTACCTGAGTTTCAGCAGACTTTGCAGATGCATCGCCACGAGTAGGCTTAGGGATATGGAGTGTATCACCTTTCTTGCCTGTCATTGGCATACGGTTAACGAGATTGGCAAGAACGAGTGACTTCTCGTATGCCGCAATGATTTCGTCACTCCAAATTTCTGGAATGAATGTTGCACCAGTAGTATTGGTGACGTGGTTAGTACCAAGTGCCATGATTAAGCTCCTTAATGCTTAAATTATTTAACACGTCCCTCTGCATACGCCGCCATAATCTCATCAGACATGGAATTGTACCGCTTCGGGTCTTTTTGCATGAGTTCAATAATGTCGGCACGTCGATAAATCTTCCGGGATGGAGCTTCTCCTGAACCTTTAGCGGCGCCTGTAGAGGCGGCTCTTGCCTGTCGTTGCCGATCAGCTTTATTGAGATCTTCAGTGTTTGATACTGCCTGTCTGCGCTCTTTCCAGAGGCTGAGAAGCTCATCAGCACTGTCGAAGTCAAATTGCTGGTCTGCCCGAATATAAAGCTCTGTTCGAACCTTTGAAGCTTGGACCCATTCTGCAAATGCATTGTCAGAAACAATGTCTTTGAAGTCTGGATGCTTCTGTTCGATCTTACCGATGATTGCCGCCTGTTTCGCTTGACGGGTGTATTCTTCGGCTTCTTTAATCTTCGGATGACGTTCAATCGCCTTCTTAACAGCGGCTTCAGGATCATAAAAGAAGTCTAAATCGTCGTCTTCTTCGACCTGTGCCTGTGGGCTTTGTTTTTGTGTATCGAGTTGAGTCTTTACGAAGTCATCAACGATTTTCCGCAACTCTCCAACTTCAGAACTTTGACGACCTAAAAGCTTTTCAGCTTCTTGGTGCATCCTGACAATATCTTTGATATCTTTACCTTGATACTTGTCAGGGATCTCATCTTCCTGCTCAGTTACCTCTTCAGGTTGTTCAGGTTCTTCGATCTGCTCTTCGGTTTGTTCAAGCGTTGCATACTCTTCAGTTGTGTCCTCTTCAGGACGCTCAATTAGTTTTGCCATATTGTACTCCGTGCTATTAAAGCATTATGGAAGTGATTATTTACGAGCGGCTCTCTCGTGGTCCTTAGCCCACTTATCGTCAGCATCAGGCCAACCTGATCCCTTATAATGTGTTCGAACCGGAGAGATTATCCGCACGGCGGTATGTCCACATTCATAACATGTAGCTAGATTCCCTTCAGAGTCTATCCACTGTTCTTCAATGTGATTACATTCTGTACATCGGAAGTCAAAGCGCTTCAGCACGTTCAGCCTCCAATATTAAATCGTAGGTTTCCTTTATAGAAACTTCAAAGTTTACAAGCCTACTTAATATTGCTCTTTCGCCTTGTACCCGCTTTAGGGCATCAGCATCTGCAATATCCTCTATTCGGTAAGAATCCAAACTTTCAGTGAGGTCTGTTACCAACTGCTTCCAACCCGGTTGCAGAAAGAGGTCAAAGTAGACTTCGTAGTATTTCTCGTCTTCTTTTGTCAACACATTCTCCTATTGGTGCGTTGTCTATAAAGAATATTCTAGCACATTTTATGCCAAAAGTCAAGACTTAGCGGTTGTTGTTTTCTTTGTTGGGGCTTGTGCCTTCTCTAAGTCTGCAATGCGTTTGTTGATTCCATCAAGGATTTTGTTGATCTCTATCAACACTTGATTCAGTTCTGATTGGGTAATCATTGATTATTCTCCCTCATTTGTTTAGATACAATAGCTTCATCTGATGCAATAGAGCGTTCTTTGAGTAACAACTCAGCCAACTTCACTCTACGCTCAAATTCTTTCTCATCCTGATCTCCGGGTTCTAAGTTGGTCGTTAGAACCTTCAATCGATCTGTTTCAGCCTCGTAGGCAGTTAAGCCTGTTTCAGCGGCATTCTTCCTAGCTCTAGACATTGCTTCAGTCGCTTGAGCGTTGTATAGATCCAACTGCGCTTGTTGCTGTGCCATCTGAGCTTGCATCTGCTGTTGTTGCATTTGCTCTTCTTGTGGATTAGGTTGGTTAGCCTGACGTAGTCCTTCGATGATCTGTTCACGATTCGACAGGTTCATGTTGTCTACGATAGACTCAATCAACATCGGATACATCGGTGAATCAGGTGACATCGTCTGCAACAACTGTACAAGCTGAGTGACTTCATACTCACGGGCGATGATACCTAACGAGCTTGATGCAACAAACTTGTAGTCCTGCACAGGGTACAGCTCAGGATCAAACTGCATATACCGGTATGCCGCCTTCTCGACAAACGGTAGCAAGAATGCTTCTTGGAAGTTGATCAGTGTACGCTTGTGACGCTTGATGATTGCACCGAGCGACATTGAGATACCGGCGGCAGTAGAGTCTCCGTTAATACTGCCGGGGATTCCTGCGGCGTCGATAGAACCTGTTGCCATCTGAACCATAGTTTGCAGGTCACGAGCTTGGGTGAATGAGACCTGATCAAGCGACCCGAATTTAAACGGTTGGAGGATCTCTGCAGGATTTCCGTTGGTAAGAATCGTCTTGCCGGGTCTGATTTCCATCTTTGCCCCTCTAGGAAGACGTGAAGCATCAACAGCAAGCATAGGGTGTACAGTAAGCGCAAGCGCATCAATTCTAGCTCGTAATTCGGTATCCAACGCCTTTTGAGCATTATAACCTTTTTCACAAATACCACGGCCCCAGAAACGTCCGGGTACAACGTCCCATGGGAAGGCCACCACAGGGCGATCTTGCATCATGTAGGGGTTCGCCTCTACCTTGAGCAACTGACCGCCGTTAGCAAGCACTACAATAGCTTCAATGTACTCTGTTGTAGGCTTGTCTAAATCTTCAACTTCTTCTTCGGATAATCCCTCTGCAATCGCCTCGATATACAGCTCAGATGGGATCAGTCCGTAATACTTTGTCAGACGTACTTTGTCTTCGTCATACATCACCAACTGCTTGTCAGGCTCTAGGTCTGTATCGGTGTATGTATTCTCGACATCAATGTTACGATAGATACCTGTTTCAATACCATTCAAGATATGATGACGTGGTACATATTCATCGATGGCTACGCCCATTGCCTCTTCAATAGATGTTGCAACCGGATCAATCAGGAAGTTCTGAGGTAGTACCGGACGCAGACGAACAACATAGCGATCTGTTTCCATCACACCGAACGCCGCCATAGCACCGTCTAGTACAGGCTGTGTTGCCGGTCTCATTTCTTTCTTTTCTTCTAAAACCAGTTCACCCATACCAGTGCCAAAGATAGCGGCATTGAGTACGCATTCTGCAACAGACTTCCGCACTTGGGTTTTAGCAAAATCTTCTGATAG